ATCTAGCATTACATAGTCTGCCATTTTTTGAATCTTCTGTTAAGGAAACAATAGTTGTAGCACCTAATTGATTTAATGCTCCATTACAAATGTCTACTACTGATGCCATACTACTTCCTTATAATATACTTACGCCTTATGTGTCTATCTTTTTCTAAGGCATGGATTTCTTGTTCTAATCTTTCTTCCTTCATATCAAATCCATAATGATATTTAGGACCATACTGAAACCTATCTACCAGTATGTATCTGTATACATAATTACCTTTCTTAAAATGTAATACAGTTTTTAAATCTTTAATTTGTTTCATTGCATCCTAGGGGAGTTCCACTCTCGCTTTCCTCCCCTAAAATTCTTTTTATTAGTCTACAACATAAGTCATGTGCAACTGAATAGTACCAGTACCATTAGCTCCTGCTAAAGTTACAGAAACTGGGATACCATCCTTATCAGCGTTCACAACTGAGTTCTCACCTAAAGCTATTGTTGTTGCAATAGCAGCAGATGAAGCAGATGCTGAAGAAGCAGCCGCTTTAAACTCATCAACATCAGCCGCTACAGTTGCTCCTGAAGAGTCAACATAAGCATTGTGTCCAACTGATAATGTAGTTGATGAACCTAGTGCATCATGTGCAAGTCTACCACCAAGGATTCTAGCTCCATTTGGTAAACTAAACATATGAATAGTAGATTGTTCTGCACTCGCTTCGTATTCTGCAAAAGCTACACGAACTCTACCTGCAAGTTCGTTAGTTTTTACTTTTTCAGAAGGAGTAGCAGCAATTTTCGCTTGTTGAATTGAATTTGCCATAATATTTTATCCTCCTCTATTACGCTTCGTGTGCTTGAACTTCTACTACTTTTTCTTCTTCCATTCTAGTAGCACCGATTGACATACAGTAGTACACCTGTGTTGCGTAAGATTTGTCAGCTCTTTCGTCAATTCGAGCATTAACATCTTTACCAACAGCTAATGTAATACCATCTTGTGCAAATGCGATACACTTCCTTTTAGAAGATGCAATAGATAGTCTGTTTGATACTATAAAGTTAAAACCTAAGAACGAGTTGATTTCACCATTAGCTAATGCTTTAACTGTGTTGAAATCAGAACTTGTTACTTCAGTAGTTCCTAATAGATCGTTGATTTGTCTTGGAGAAACAATAATGAATCTCGGTATAGAAGGGTCTACACTTGCTAAGTCGAACTTTTCTTTTGTAGTTCTTAATTTAGCAATAGTTAAACCTGCTGTACCTGATTCTACTATTTTCTGTCCTGCTGGTAAAACAGTAGATGTACTACCAGTTTCGCCAGTATGAGCAGTTCCCAAAGCCGCAGTTATTACTACATCATCCATAGCTCTACCCATTGCCATAGCAGCAGCTTGAGCATAAGATGAAGTCGGGTCTATCAAGAGTCTTACTTTATCTTGTTGATCTATTAAATCCGCAAATTCGTAGTCCGCAAGAGATACTCTTCTTCTAGCATGCGGAGTGTCGATCTGTGGAGTGTCAGAATGTCTGCTATTTTTTAATACAGCAGTTACGCTTCCTACTTGATCGAAGAAAGCATTTTTTCCAACAACAGATTCAAGACGAACTTTGTCTCTTAATAACGATCCCATTTGTTGAGACAACATTTGAATGTTAGCAGAATATTGCTGTACAAATGCTGT